CCGTATACTGTACGATGCTTGTTGTCGGCTGCTTCATATGCTGCCTCTTGTGCTTCACGGATTGCTTGCTGGATTTGTGCTACTGTCATTGTCATAGTGTTTGCCCTCTATGTTTGTTTAACTTACTCTACTAGTATAGCCTCAAGCCGCTTGCTTGTCAACCTTTATTTTGCCAATCATTTCCATACGATCGAACGCTAGTGTTGCGCAGTAGATATCGCATAGTGCGTTCCACTCATCGTAGAATGCGTCTGCGTTTGGATAGTCGTTCCCACATGCCATGTAACAGTCAGCGTCTACGAAGTTCCAGTTCACAGTGGCCATGCCGTTGTGCTCGTACCAGTTGGCGGGATCTTGGATTGCTTGTGCGAAAGTCTGTGCAAGTTTCATAGTCAGTTCCTCTTACAGTTCGTAGATGGTAGGAGCGTTTAGGCCGTTGCTGTTGCAGTATGCAGTCAGCTCTTGTGCTACTGCACTAAGGAAGCGATACTTGCGACCTGCTTCTGCACGACTGATCTCTCCATCGCAGTGTAGGTTCTCTGGCGATAGTTTGCTGTCCAATGTACGTGCTAGGTCATTAACCTGTACTTGGCTTAGTGGGAATGTCATTGGTGCTGTGTTGAAGAATGCGATCCAACGGTTGTTGTCATCGATAAAGTTCTTTAGGTTTTGCATAGTTTGCCCTCTTTGCTTAACTGTTATATATAGTATATGGTCACTGTGTGTGTTTGTCAACCCCTAATGTTGGGGTCAACTCTTTTTAATTGCTCTAGCAGGAACTCACGATAGTCTGCATCTTCAGGCAGCTTGGCCGTCCACTCAGCTTCTGTCTGCCACTCTACTGGGAACTCTTTAGCATAGAGGCTGTTCTCCATTGCTGTGGCTGCAACGAACGCAACTGCATCCTGTATGCGGTCCAGCCCGCTCACTAGGTAGTCTGAGCCACCTTTCATCTTCCAGTATGCGTTACCGCTGGCGAACTTGCCGTCTTCGCAGTGTGCGCCGTAGTTTTCAAGGAACTGTGTTGTGATTACGAAGTTTTGCATTGCTTTGCCCTCATTGCTTAACTGTTATATACAGTATATCTGATTCTGTCCAGTTTGTCAACCTCTTTTTGTAGTTTTTTTGCCACAAAGAAAAACCCGACTAGCGAGGGCACACTAGCCGGGTTCAAAAGCGAGTTAGGACGGAGGGCAATCACATCCTAACTCTAGTTTGGGTCGCAGAGCGTGAGGGCTATTGAGGGGTGCTCGCGATCCCGTACACTGTGAACGTCGAGGGCATTAACGTTTCATCACAGTGTTTTCTGCCATTGCTTCCCACTTGTCGGGGAATGCTTTGGCAAGGTCGGCTACTTTGAGTACTGTGCGCAAGCTCAGTTCTCGTAGCTTCTCTTTATTAATGTCGATGAAGTCCATAATCTCTTCTTTGGTCTCATCGTTCAATGCATACGAATCTAACATGCCATCTGCTGTTACTTGTTTGATACGCAGCATCTTGTCCTTATCACTATCAATAGTCAAGTCCATGTAGTGGCAGCGTGACTCTAGTGCTTCCAAGTGTTCACGCAACTTGCCTTTGACCTTGTCGAACTTCAAGTTGGTAATGAAGATTGCACTAGCTTCGAACTTGAAGCTGTCTGGCACGCCTTCATTGCGCAGCTTAAAGCTATCAGTGTTCCAATTGATAGTACGTGTCTTCTTGCTGTCTAGTGCAGCTTTCAAAATATTAAGACTCAGCTCATCGTTAAAGATACTGTCACAGTCATCAAACACAACGACCTTGCCTTTGTCTGCCATCTTGTACAGCTTACAGTAGAGACCAATTGCACTCATAGCACCCTTGATCACTTCGTGTGTCTGTCCTGCTCCTAGGCTCTCCATCATCTTATAACGATCAAGCACTTCTTCTACACCGTGGCTCTTGCCTACACCTGGAGGGCCACTTACGATCATTGCTCGCACATCACCTTTGCGCACTGCTTTGGTCATGTCCTTCAACATGTCAAAGCGTTCGCGGATACGTTCTACAATCTCTTCATCGCTTTCTTCGCGAGCAACTGCTGTAGCAGTTGTGCTTGTATACGCATCTGGACCTGAACATGCAATCTTGATCTTACGATCTGGGAAGCCTGCAATTGCTGTGCCATCTACTGTTACGTAGCCACCCTTGGCGCCTACTTTAAATTCTTCTACTAGTGGGAACACCATACCTGCGAGGTCTACATCTTTGCCTCGAATCTTGTACGTGCCTTCTTTGATCATAACGTTTGTCATTTGCGCCTCTGCCCTTTTGTTAACTTACTCTACTAGTATACGATCACATCTGGGGAATGTCAATCTCTTTTTTCATAAAACGAGCAATTAAATCTAAGTCTTCTTGTGTGAAGTCTTTGATCGTAGGACCAAACGCCATGCCCAATTTGGTAAGCAGGTTGCCCACATGGCTCATGTCGTTCAGCAGTTTGAAGTCTGCGTCCTTCATGCCCTTGCAATTGGCATACTCGCTCATGTCCATCATCTGACGACCGATGACTGCTAGGTCTTTGAACTGTGTGTTTTCGTAAATTGATGTTTGCATGTTGCCCTCTTTTCCTAACTGTTATATATAGTATATGATCTAAAGTTGAGTTTGTCAACCCCTAATTTAATTTAAATCACATTCCCAAACATCGTTGCGGAACTCTGCACGGAGCGCACCGCCGGGGTAGTCGCTGTGCTCGAACAGGATGTAAGGACGACCCATGTAGTCGATCTTGTTGCTTACGATGTTGACTTCATCTAGCGGAATGAACTTTGGGTCTAGGCACGACTCACGGTATGCTGAATTGAATACTTTGATCATTGTGCGTCCTCCACTTCACGTCCTTGTGCGAAGTCCAACAAGTCTGCTGCCAACGCTGCTGCTTGTGCTCGTGTCAATGCGACATGCTCGAACTGTGCAGCACCTTGATTAACTGTAACCTGCACACAAGTACCACGGTCGCTGCCTCCAAAGAAGCGTGTCAATGTTACCCGGTCTGCGTGTGATTTCAATTCAGTGCTCATTGGATGCCCTCCGTTTGCCTAACTGTTATATACAGTATAGCACCGAAGTGCTACGCTGTCAACCCCTAATTTACTTTTTCTGCGTAGTAGTCCTCTAAAAACTCTGCAACGTTGTCTGCGTTTTGCAAGTCGCCGCTTGCCTCTAGTTGTGTGTACGCACGGTTTAGGAAGTAGTAAGTAATTTTGTTTAATAGCTTTTGCATAGTATTGCCCTCTTTGCTTAACTGTTATATACAGTATAGCACCGGAGTGCTACGCTGTCAACCTCTAAATTACGTGTACGCTATAACTATCTGTGCGCGGCTTGTATACTAGATCTAGGCCCAACGCTGCTAGTTGCTGCACTGCCGCTGCTTTGAGTTTGTTGTGTGTGTTACGTGCAAACAATGTCACGCGGTAGTATTTGACTTCTGTGTGTGCTGCACGTTTTTTAGTTGCTGCACGAGGAGTTTGATACGCAGTAGCATATCCTGCAAACATCTGCTTTAGGATGCTGTCTACAAGTTCAACTTTTGTTGTGTGCTGCTTGCTTGTAAATAGCTGCTTGTTTGCACGGTATGCAGCTTCTGCTCTAGCGTCAATGTCTGCAACTGCAAAGAACTTGTATGTTGCTTCTTTTGTGTCTTTTGTTACTAGCATCTGTTTGCCCTCATTTGCTTAACTTATACATACACTATAGCACAGGTGCGCACTGCTGTCAACCTCTTTTTTAACAGCAGTGCAACTATTTTTTTACTAGCCCTCTAAACTAGCAACGCCGTCTTCCTGCATTCCCTGCTCTGTAAACTGCACGTCTAAGCCCAATGCTGCACTAATAGCACTCTCAAAGCCTGTGTCTGTGTATATGTTCCATGTAGTGTTGTGCTCTACATAAATGCTAGTATAGCCGTCTTCGTCTGTGTAAACGCTAATGTCTGTTACTGTAACAGTTTGCGGACCCGTATAGCCCCAAATGCTGTCCCCTGCTAGTGTAACTGTAAACGGAAATTTAATATTTTGCATAGTTTGCCCTCTTTGCTTTGTTAACTGTTATATACAGTATAACACACACAGCACAGTTGTCAACCGTTTTTTACTAATTAAGCACAGTACTTGTTGTATAATTCCAACAGTTCTTCTGTGCTACACATTGCTAACTTGTATCGGTCCAAGTCTAATGCATAGTGCAAACTGTTAATCATCTCAGCTAGTGTAACTTCTCTTGTGTGCATGTAGTGCTCCTCTAATGCGTTTGTTTAACTTATACTTTATTATAGCATCGTTGTGCTAGTTGTCAACCCCATGTGTCAAAAAACAACGGATCTTTTCGGTTGACATCTCAAAATTTTTATGTTATAATGGATTGACCACCGTGTTTTCTGTGTGGTCCTTCTTGATGCTGGACGACGAAGTCTTATAGGTCGAGGGCACAACCTGCTTCGCCGTCCGTTCATCGTCTTGGCCTGCCCTGCAGGATTCGAACCTGCGACCCACAGCTTAGAAGGCTGTTGCTCTATCCAGCTGAGCTAAGGGCAGTTACTTGGTGCGCCCACACAGACTTGAACTGTGAACCTACGGATTATGAGTCCGGTGCTCTAACCAATTGAGCTATAGGCGCTATCTTTGGTGCCTGTGGTCGGACTCGAACCGACAATCCTTGCGGCGACAGATTTTAAGTCTGTTGTGTATACCAATTCCACCACACAGGCATTATTCTTTTTCCTTGTTTACTTATCTGCCGAACACAGACTTTTTCTAAAAATGATTGCTTGGAGCCCCACCGCTCTCCTTCGCTCGAAGTGCCGGCGCACACTTCGCCCTAGTTGATCGAAGTACCTACGCCGTCACAGCGTCTTCAGTTACTTCGACCTTAGTTGACACTTGCTTAACGTTGCGAACAACAAACTCTGCAATTGCACCCTGTTGCTCTTCTGATTGAAACTTCTCATGTTGCATGAGTATCTGACAAATCTCTGCTTTGCTGAACTTGTCGCCCAGCTCAATCAACTCAATGTTCTCGTGATTGTTCTTAGCAAGGATCTTGAAGCGACCCACGTAGTCATTAGCGAAACGAACTTTGGTTACACCATTTAGTGTTGATGTACCTGCTACTTCAAATGTCTTCTCTGTCATATCGTGTTCCTCATTGCCTAACTGTTATATATAGTATATGATCAAACGTAGTGTTTGTCAACCTCTTTTTACAAATAACCTGCTGCCTTCAAACGTGCAACTTCTACTTCTACTGCATCTTCCAAACGAGTAAACACAGGAAAGCCGTTTTCGTCACGCTCGCCGTGATCGTTTACAAGCCACTCCTTACCGTTCCACAAGTAGGCATATTCTTCCATGTCGTCAATCCAACTAGGAATGTCTGCGTATTCGGAAACGTGCAATTCCTCGCCGCGATCGCGATTGTAAGCAAGTGTCCACTCGTCCTTTTGAGTGCTACGGTCGTTGAAGTCCTGCTTCTCGCCAAGCTCTGCGCCTAAGCTGCTGATCGATCCTAGCGCAACCAGCGCCTCAATCTTTGCTTGATCTTGATAGTGTTCTTGCAGTGTGCGACCTACGCCTGCTACGTAGCCATCCCAGTGTGTGTATACTGAAACGATAGTGCCTTCTGCGTTGCGGTATGCGATGTTTGAACGTGTTGCCATTGTGTTTGCCCTCTAGCTGTTTTCTAACTGTTATATATAGTATATGATCAAAAAGTGATCTTGTCAACCTCTTTTTTATCTTTTTCTTCTATATCCAACATTGGCTGCTCTTCTACTGTTACAGAGTATGCCTTGCCGTTCATGTCCCAAACCATCATAGTCTTCTTGGGACTTACGAAGTAGCCGCCTGTTGGGTGCAAGTCCATCTTGATCGGACCTACTGGACCAATAATGCCGTCCGGGTCGCTCTTGATCAGTGCCTTGCGAATTGAGTCTGCTATCTTGTCACAATATGCTAGTTTCATCTTTTGCCCTCTTTCCTAACTGTTATATATAGTATATGATCAAACGTTGAACTTGTCAACCCCTAATGTGGTTGATATGCCACATTATTTTTGAGCTGCCATTTCTCTACTACAGGACGGCCATATTCGTCCTCGTCAACGCAGACATATGCCACAGTCTTCTTCACGTTCGCATAGCGGTAGCCTTGATCGTTTACAAGTCCGCCTACCCAAACCTTGTGAGTGAAGTCTTTGCAGAAGTCAAAGTCGTCATCGTTAACGCTATATTCGAAATAGTTTCCTACTTCTTTCTCTACGAAACGACCTACGGGTGCTACGGTGTGTGTCCAAAAAGCCATGTTGCCCTCCAATGCCCTAACTGTTATATACAGTATAGCACCGGAGGGCCTGCTTGTCAACCTCTTTTTTTACTCTTGTTCAAAGAAATCTTCGTCATACTCTGCGAACTGTGAGCTTAGATCAAACTCGTCGTCCAATCGCTTGAACAAGTCGCTCTGCTGGTCCTCGGGCAGTTTATACTGCTCCTGAAGGTTCTCCAAGTATTCGTCGTCACCGTCGTTATACAATCCAGCGAAGTCACAGCCCATCTCATAGTAGGATGCAGTGATCGAACAATCCTCGTTGGCTTCTAGGAATCGATTGTATGCTTCAATCGGTGGAGCCCAAGCTGAGTCAAAGTAACCCGTGAGTTCAGCAGTGCCATCGCCGGCTGCTTCAATCTCTAGTCCTTCAGGACTCACATCCCACTTGGTGCCCCAGTTAGAGACAGCCCAGTCATACCAGTTGTCCGCATCTCCGTTAGAACCCTTAACAGTATCCTTGAGCCGCTCTGGCATAGGAACCATACCGTTCAGCAGTCCACCATCCTCTGCTACGGCAGCATCATACAGTGCCTGGATCTTGTCTACAGGTCCGGTGATCGTGATAGTGTTGTTGCACCAATTAGGCATCGTCAAACTCCTCGTCAATAACTTCAATTTCTGTAATAGATACGCCTGGGTAGGCATCGTTCTCTAAGCCACGGAAAGCATCGTTGAAGCTCTGCTGGCTTGCTAGGAAGTTCAAGATGTCCTGCTTGTCGTAGTCCTCAGGAACTTCAATAGTCTGACGGATCGTTGTGATCACGTCGATCTCTATGCTCTTGCTCATTAGTATTCCTCCCCAAAGTCTGCCCACTCTTGTTCCCAAGTAGGTTGCCCATCATCCTCCTCTTCTTCTTCGTCAGCGTCTTCGTGGAAGCGAGCACTCAGCTCGTTAGCGTCTAGCATATCCTCAACATCGTCTGTTGACATATACTTGAGGCACATGGTGAGCATGTCTTCAGCAGTTACCATGCCCATCTCAACCAGCTCTAGTGCTCTATCTCTTGAATCGTTCATTGCGTTTGCCCTCGCTTTTGTTTAACTGTTATATATAGTATATGATCTAAAGTTAGGTTTGTCAACCTCTTTTTTACCAATTATGATAAAAAATCTGCCTTTAGGATCTCTAGCATACGAACGGCTTCACCACGTGCTTCATCTACCGCTTGATCAACTAGGTCCTGAACATAGTCAGAATCATTTGCGATCCACTGGGCACCACTCTCTGCTACGATGCTTCCCAAGTAGGCAGTGCCCATCTCCTTGCCGTCATAGTAGGCAGCAACCTTGCAGATCATGTGCTGCCAAAAGCCACTCTCCAAGTTCTCAATCAACTCGGGGTAGTAGTCTTCATCAGTGTCAAACAGTAGATCCAACTGAGTGTCGTCTGGTGCGAACGAGATCTCTACAGTGAACTGATCCACCTCACGAGTCTCTTCTACCATATAGTTGGAGTTCTTCTCGAAAAATAAGTGTGCCATCTTGTGCCCTTTCCCTAACTGTTATATACAGTATACGATCTACTGTAGGATTTGTCAACCCCTAAATTGCCTCAGCGAAGAAATAATAGTCTGCACCGTAGTCATAGTAGACATCGATGCCGTTCACAGTGTCGATGAATTGTGAGTACTTGATCTCTTGCTCTGAGACCTCAACCTCGTCCCACACCATGCCACGAGCATAGTCTAGAGCGTTTGCCTCAGTAGCCTCATCACCTTCTAGGATTGCGTCATATACCATCATCATCTTACATGCTCCAGTAGGTTTCTGAACTTGGTGAACAATAGTAGGGAGTGTCGTAGCGTTCCTTGAACTCCTTGCCTCCCATGAGCGAAGTGCGAGTCACATAGGTCTCGTGGATCTCATACCGCTCACCCTTCTGCAGGTGATCTCGCACACTCTTCTCCAACGTACTACGGTTGTCAGTCGCGTAGTCCTTCTTGAGCACCAGTCGCTCCCCAGCTTTGGTACGCTTGTCTGTCTTGTAAATCTCTACAGTATACATCGTCTTGCCCTCGTTTCCTAACTGTTATATACAGTATAGCCTCAAACCCTCACAGTGTCAACCGAAATCTTGCCAAAAAATAAATTAATTTTTCTGTCACTTTTGGTAAAAAAGAGGTTGACAACGAACCCAAAAGAACTTATACTGTATATAACAGTTAGGGCAACAAGGAAGGGCAAATTCCAAAAATTGAATAAACTGGGTTAGGGCTACTGAATTCCCCAAGTAGAAGACAAACACTACCGATGCCTGAACGGTCTTGACCTCAGTGTTCGAACAGTCCCACCTAAGGTTATCCACAGGATATCCACAACCTCCCCCACCAATTTAACATAATAACTTTTATGCGCATCCCGGCTCAAGTTATCCACAGGGGCGCCTCTAACCTCTTGATATCTAAGACTAAAGTTATCCACAGCCCCTCTAAAACCATTTAACATAATATGCATTATGCGCACCCCGAACGACCTCAAGTGATACCTGAAGTGTTCGCGCTAACCTCTTGAAGTATATAGTGTATTTTCAAACGACACCGAACGAACATAACCTCTTGATAGTGAACAGGAAAAGAACTCACGTAACCTCTTGATTTCATTAGACTTTCTCCCCTAGTGCTAAGTGCTTGATATTAAAGAGAAAAATTTAAACCCAATAAAATCAATAGGTTACAGTGTATAGCTCATAGTATACATGAACTGCACACTATAAGCTGTTGAAGTATATAGTGAGATCTCTAGTGAGCTATATAGTGAGAGTTATAGTGACCCCTATAGTGAGCTATATAGTGAGATCCCTAGTGAGTCGTATAGTGAACTATATAGTGAGCCAGTCTTGAACCTATATAGTGAGTCAAGTGAGCTCTTGATATAGTGAGGTGACCACCATTTAAGGCTGGTTTTAGGGTGGCGGAATGGTGAATAAACCATGGTTCTAGAGTGGCTCAGTGTACAGATCAGACGCATAAAATTGCGGAAAACAGTGTTTTTACAGCAGAAAATTTTTCTCTTGCTCGTGGTCGCGAGAGGCATAGTTCAAATACTCTGCAAGGCTTTTCCACATTCTGTTTACAGTCTATTCACTATGCGTTTACAGTGTGTTTCACCCTCTCTATATAGTGTCCTCTCTATATAGTGTCCTCACTATATTCTCTCTATATAGTGTATACGCTATAAGACTCTGCTATATAGTGCCTTAGTCTACTAGGGATAAGAGTTACTCGCACATATGCCTATATAGCCTAGAACCCTACAGCGGGGCCAATGCATATAGTGCTTAGCCTAGATCACTACAGCGGGGCCTTTACTATATAGTGTTAAGAGTTAGAGTATAGTAAGGATATCACTATAAGCGTGTGACTTTTTATCTATGTTTTAGCAGTAGGAGATAGGTTGCAGCTCGTAGGTATTCAACTCGGCTGTGTATCTCTTGTGCTTGTTCCTGTATAGTGGGAATTCGTTTGCTAGCTTGTAGCTGTAGAGCTTGTTCTAGTTGTGGGCAGGGCTTGCACCTTCTTATAGCTCTTGTTGGTCGTACTTGCATACACTCATTTTTTTCGCGGGACGCTTCGCGCTGTAGGCTTTTCCACTGCCAAGTAGTGCAGGTATTGCAGTATTGTTTCGCGTTCGTGACTGCTCAGTTGTGGGTTGCGCAGTTGTTTCTCTAGACTGTCGCTTGTGGGTTTTTTAGTTGTAGTTCTTCTCATCAGTGTAGATCCGGGTCACGCCCAAATCCTTTACGCACTGGGCTGGTGTTGTATGATTCAATCTCAAGATCTGCATGGGGATAATCTTTTTGCAAGAAGTGCAGTATCTCACATGCCTGTGCATATTCGGGTATCTGGTTGGCCAGTATTTGACCACAACAGTCTAGGTCGATGACTCTGTAGTAAGTAACCATAGATTCCACTCCTCATTGACGGTGATATCGTCACAGGGGTCATCCTGGTATGTTGTGTTGTCTTCCGTCATGTGTTATTTAAAACTCACAGCTGGCTAGAAAAACTATCAGTTTACTCTTCTGGTACTTCATCATCATCATTGAAGATACCACCGCGTGGTTTATAGATTACTTCATCGCCGTGTAGTTCTTCAACTACCTCCATGCGAGCAATACCAAAACGCAGAGCAATTTCGTCGCAGATAATCAAAAGATTCTCTTTGGCTGTTTCCTCTATTTGTGCTTCACTTAGCTGAACCATGCAGTTGAGAGCTACTTCAATAAGATTCTGCGTATCTTCATCTAGGTTATAGATTGGAGTAGCGGCTTCGTTGTTTTCGTTTGTATCATCCATACTTTACTTATCTCAATCTTGTGACAACAATTTGTGCTTGCGGTTGCGTGTGTATTTGCTACGATCACGTTCTGCTCTAGCTCTAAAAGGACCTTGGGGGTCGCGAACAGCTCTCGCAACAGCATTGCGCGGCTTTGGCTTGCGAATTTTTGTTTTCATAGTCAACTCCTTTAAGCACTATTTAATAATTATAACATCAAAACTTGGGTAGTCAAGCCGCAATCTGCTCAATCCACTTTGAGCTGAGGGTTGTGCTTGAGTCTGTAAATACTTGCATGACACAAAAAATTCACACATTCGGATGCAGTATAACGCAAGGTCATGCACTACCAGACGTAGTAAGACCTCCACTCACACTAGAAGAACAGAAAGCCCTAGGCAGAGAAAGTCACTGGTCGGACGAGCATATACTTGCACCCAGTGACTATGCTTGGCCCAAGGTGCTAGCAGATCGTTTGGGCTTGCCCGTAGAAAACTATGCAAGGCGTGGCAGTTGCTTTCAACAGATTGCTCGTCAATGTGCAGTCGAAGCCAAAAACATTCAGCCCGATGACATTGTAATAGTGATGTGGACTTACCTCACTAGAGTTAGCCTACAGTGGCCAGCTAGGACAGCAGTGCCTCTTTCGCATCTACCTGATACTAATGATAACTTTCGAACACGACTACTGCCTAACTTCAATAAGTTCTTTGGGCTGAGTCGTTCTGATGTTGTGAACGAAAGAGATGAAGCTGAACAAGCGATTTATAATTACATCCAGTTTTCTATGAACTATACGTTCAACCCGTTGGCTATATATGATCGCTATCACAATAGCCTAGTTCTTCAAACTGTGACGGATGGACACCTACGGTCTACTGGGGCTAGAGTTATTCATCTAAGTGTAGAGCATGAGCCCTACTTGGATCAACTTGAACGTGCAAGACTGGATCTTGATCCTTCATTGCAGTCGCCCTATGTAATACCCAACCCAAATGATTGGTACTCACTAAGTGTGGATCACGACAGTTGTCGAATAATTCATGACCCCAGTATACCCACAACAGGATCTGATTGGCATCCTAGTGAACAGCATCACATTAATTTTGCCAATCATATCTACGAGCAAAACTTCAAGTAGGGTCTAGTGGGTCAGCCCATTCAATTGTGTCTACGTCCCAGATGTCATCAAAGGATACGACAAATTCTTTCTTGCTCTTTTCGTCCTGCAATCGAACAAGACGTTGCTCCGTATCTCGTTGCATGAGAATGCCAATGCTTTCGTATACGCCAGGACCCTTTAGGGGTACATCACTTAGATTGGGTGCAGGGCGTCCCATAGTGTCCAACATAGTCTCTACGCGAAACTTACAGGCGTATTCGCCTCCTGCTTGGACATCTTCAATTGCAATGTAGTTGCTCATCGTGTTGCCTCGTCTACGCTCTTGGCGATATAGTTCACGCCATTCTTTACTCGTTCACCGGCAGTCTCAACGTCATCAGTTGTGACTACGCCGTAACCAACCAAGCCTACAGTAAGTAGTGCGCCTAAGATAATGCCTTTGATCATTTGAGTTACCTCGTTTGTTTCATTACAGTGTTAATTATACGTTCAGCATCAGGGTATGTCAACATGTTTTGGACAATGTTGTCTACGGCCTCAATGCGAATCATTTCTTCACTCACACTAGACGGTGTCGGTGTGCGTTCATAAAATGGATTGTATGATGTGGGCAAGTAGGGTTGCGTCCAGCTTGCACTATACCCAGTTATATTTCGGCGCTCGGTCATCTAAGGCCTCCTCTATACGTTTGTTTATTGATTCACTGTGTTTACATTTGCCACGAAAGGTAAAGCCTGAACATTCGCAAGTGAACCCTCGCTCGTGCAATTCGACAGCGTAAGAGGTGCCCTTTTTAGAGCCCTCCACTGTCCATACTAGGCCTTCAAAGATCGAACCCTTGGGCTTGAAACTTGTGGGCTTTAGGTATCGTTGCGTGAACTTAGGCACCGTCGTCCATCTCCATGTAGTCACGTTCGTTTTCGATGCTATCCTGCACTTCATACCAAACGTCTGCTTGGCTTGAACCGTGCTTCTCAATGAACTCGTTAAAGGTCATGTCGTATGCATCTTCCTGCATTTCAAAAACCCATTGTCCTACTTTACTCATAGCCAGTCCTTTGTTTGTTGTTTACGAATGTTTTTCCAAGCAGTAACCACCCGAGCATTGTAACGCTCTTCGGTCATTGCAATAGTATCAAATACAGTGCCCCAGTAGTTGCGAGCCCATGCACTCAAATCGTTGCGTTGAAGAAGGGCAAGGACTCGTGCCTTGCGCTCTAATTGTGTCATCTCGTTGAACGGACCCATCTTATGCCACCTGCTTCAAAACGCTTGCAGTGACCTTCCACAGGCCCTGTGTACGGTTGCAACGAACTTGAACTGTTTTGGTATTGATCTTAGTTACAGTGCCTGTGATAATGCCGCGTGTCTTAGCGTCAAAGGATACTGTGTCACCTACCATCAGCGAACGTGTTGCAGTTCGTGCATTGTAGGTGCGCTGGAGTTTGATTGCTTCAACTACTTGGTTGATCTCATCAGCGTTCATGTTGCGGATTGCGTTGATTGCGATTTGGACGTTGTTCATATCATTTGCCTTTGCTGTTTGCCTAACTGTTATATACAGTATAAGGTCAACACCCGAAGATGTCAACCTTTATCTTACCAAAATCTATTAATCATCGTCATTTAATGAACTATCAATTACCTTAGTTGTAAGTTCTTCTTCGTTGAAGTCATCAATGGTCTTAGTAGGCTCAAGGACAGGTTTTGCCGCATCTGCGACTTTCTTAAATCGAGCAGCCTTCATTTCTTCGAACATTTTTTGAATCTTAACCATAGACCCAGGACCTTCCCAAACATCATTCATTAGTTTGTTGATGTCTTCAAGGGGAATTCGTTTAAACTTCTCCTCTGGGTGAAACGACTCCATGATAAAGTTTCTTAGTTCATTTGAAATCAAGTTATGATCTGAAAATGCCCAAGTACCATTAAACCCATTTAAGAGATATGGGTTATCTGTAGGCTGTTTTTCCCAATAGGTGAGTGTGTTCATATATTATTCCTCGTTGTGTTTTAAAATTTCAATTTCACCATTCGGCATCTTTCGATGCTTTAGGTAACCGTTTTCTATTAGACTATCGATAGTTTTACCAATAGCCCCTTTGAAACTAATATTCAATCCAAAGATTGTGCCTACGGCATATGCTAAGAATAGCCATCCTACTCCGGGTACGATGTCAAACATCTCTGCTCTCCTTAAACATCTTTTTCAACAGCCAGCGATGCTTCCTAAAGTAATAGGTGCTATCGTAATCTGGATGGGCTTTGCCGGTCCACACAAGAATCTCGTCCTTGTGTTCGTACCACTTCTCATTACAGAAGTGTCGAAAAGGTGAACTTGTTGTTTTTTTTACTGTAGGCATAGACTTCCCTCATGTGTCTGTAGTTTAGCCGCAAGATGATCATAGAGGTAATCATTAAATGCTTCAAGCTCTTCTGCGCTTACCCACTCTTCTGCAAGCCTACCTTCGACCACAGCTGAAATACGTTCAATGTCTTTATCACTTAACTCGTAAGGATAATTCATCTTAGATGATTTAATATAATTCACAGCCATCTTAGACCTCGTATTCGGGATGATAAGATTCTTTAAACCACTGATCCATTGCAGTATCATGGGCATCTACTTTGCGATCATACTTTTGAATCATGCGTTCGAAGTCAAAATTACGAAGCTCGCCTGTATTGTATAAGGCTTTCAGTTCTTTTAGCTCATCAATAAAGTCAATAATGTCGTGCATAGTATTATACCTCCGAAAGGTTGTAAGATTTAAATGAACGGATAGGACTGCGATCACGCTGTGGGCCAGAACGAACTTCTATTGTAATTCCTTTAGCCTTAGCAGCCTCGATAAATTTAGACATATCACAGTCTTCTTCTAGGTAAACAGTTTTACCTTTAACGTAGGAGAAAGGAGTAATATTAGTTTCAATGCCTAGCATCTTTAGATCGCTAACTTTTACGGCTAACCAACCGTGACCTGCATCAGAATGAAATACTTTTTTCATCGTTGCCATTATATGTGCCTCTGTTTGTTTAACTTACTTTAACTATTATATGGCCACTTTAATAAAAGAGCAAACCTTTATTCATCCAAAAAGTTTCCACGCAACCAAAATAACTGCCGTGGTACTCATTACTAAATTGGTAGTAATTAATGCCCAATCTTTCCAGATGAACGAAACGACCAGCCAGACATACCCACCTGCTGCCAAAATTAAAGGACCCTCTGGATAATAACCTAAACTATTAACCACGGTACCTATAATAAGCGTAGCAGTGGCCACCCATTTAAGAAGTTGATCTATTTTCATTTGTTTGTTGGCTGATTCCAATGCCAGGGTGTTTCACCGGCTGCTTCTTCAGCCTTCTTAAGTTCATGATGTCTTGGATCAGTAGGAGCATATGCTGAGCTGGTTTTACCATATTGAAAGCCATGGGCTTCAGCTTGTCTAACAGCCTCACCGGGCGCCATAGGGTAAAAAGATAGGTCTTTACCACACCCTATTGTTTTGCAGTAGTTTGAGCCGGTAACCCAATCAGGTGGGTTAGATGCACATCCTGAAACGGTGATTGCTAGTGATATAATGGTTAGTGATTTTAACATGTATGCCTCTGTTACACATAATTCAATAGCTATACTATATTATATGTAGGGCAATATGTCAAGACTTTTTGGTAATAGTCGTTTCGTAGTTTTTGTTTATTTCTGCACAAGCTCGATCAGCAGGAGCCTTCTTCTCGACCCAGGCAATTGCTTGGTTAAGACTTGTGTCTACAATTTTATACTGTCCTTGATGGACCTTTTCTACGATATATCTTTTCATGTAACTATTTATCGCAGTCATTTAGGTAGAAGCAAAAATAATCATAGACCGTACAGCGGGGCCTGTACTATAATAAATAGAATACACGTGAAGCAGGAGGTTCCCATGACACTGAGAAATATTAATCTAAATTTAGAATTAGGACAAGAAATACTAGTTGGTCAGAACAATGAAAGGGCAACGATTACTAAAATAGAGTTTCATGAGAAGACTGGGGAAATTAATATCAATACGACTCGCGGCCCTAGAAAAGTATTAACATTTAGACTGTGCGAGCAAAGCGAAGAAGCTCACGAAAACCCTGCTGACCGCTATCGTTAAGTATAAATACATTATGCGCATAGAAGATATAGATAAAGAAGTATTAGACGAAGCTAAAGCCAGTGCAAAGCTGTGTAAAAGTAGTCGTTCAAACAAGTCACTAGGGGCTAGTGCTCTTTCAAGTTGTAAGAGTCAAGGCTATCGCCGTCGCGAGGGCAACAAGAGTCACAAGTTAGGCAAAAGTCCTAAAAGTAGAACCAAGATGGGCGGAAAAAAGATCAAAGGTAAAAAGTACGGAGGTCCGGTTCCGGATTGGAGTTAATATGAGATACAGTGATTTTAAAATAGTAGAAACTAAACTAGATGAAATACCGGACGACGGAAATGCCGCAGGACAAGAACCTAATCGCCCTGTTGATGGACAACAAAATTTAGAAGCAGGACCTCCATACCCGCCAGAACAAGTTGATGCAGTAAAAGCACTACAAACTAAACTAGAAGAATTAGGTTACGATGTAGGTAATACAGGTGTTGACGGTAAGTACGGTCCTAGAACAGCAAGAGCAGTTGCAGCTTATATGCGTGACTTTAACGTACAAAATACAAATCAAGGCCGCAGTATAGACAATAGCGAAATACAAGCAATGCAGACTAGAGAGCCTGTAGAAAATCCAACACCAACAGGTAACGAAGGCGCAGGCGGCGGATCAAGCGTTAGGTTTAATCCAGAGGATCTTGAAGCACTAAACTTTGGTGGTGTAGATAACGAACGTGCTAAAGCAGCAGCAGAAGAATTTTTAGGACGTAGCATCAGTGATGCAGATTGGAATATGTTAGTTAGAGCAACAGTTGCAGAAGCAAGTCCTGATCAAGAGGAACGTGCGGCTGTAATGGCAGTAATACTTAACAGAGTTCGAAGCGGAAGCTATCCGGGTACAATCCCTGGAGTCTTAACACAAACAAATCAGTTTCAGGCAGTTACAGGAACACCTGCAGACAGATCACCTAGTAGATGGTTTAGTAATCCTTCACCGCAAGCAGTAGCAGGTGTTGCACAAGCAGCAATTGACCATTTATCTAGTTCAAATCGTGAATGGTTAAACTTTACTTCAAACAACCCTAGAGCCTATGGCGCTGGCACAAACATAAACTTTATGTATGCAATGAGACGCTCGCCGGGCGCAGAAGTAATAGGTGGTACAGTATTTGGAACAGTATAATGGACAACAAAGTTGGTAAACTACTCGTAGCACATCCTAATCTTCCTAAATCAACACCGTTTTATAAATCTGTGATTTATGTTGTTAATGATGACGATACTGGTACTCAAGGCATGATTATTAACAAGCCTTCGGACTACATGGTAACCGATTTTGTTGCAAGTAAAGGTATTGACTTATTCCCCCATACAACTGAAAAAATGAGATTTGGCGGCCCGCTATCTACAAAGATGGTTTTTATGTTGCACACAGATGACTTTGAAAGTACTAGCTCATCAATTGCAGGCCGTGGATTAATGATATCATGCGATGACTTTATGATAGAAAAAATGTCGTTTGGTCAGCTACCATACAATTGGAGAATGGCTGTTGGTATGTGTGGCTGGCAACCAGGACAGTTAGATTTAGAATTAAAAGGCAAGCGTCCTTATAAAGCAGAAACTAGTTGGTTAACATGTGATGCTAATGAAAGTATAATGTTTAATTATGATGGAGAAGACCAATGGGTGAAAGCAGTAGAGATTTCAAGCCAACAGATGATCAACTCTTACTTTTAAAAAAACAACAAGAGCAATATTACGAAGGTTCATTTGAATGGACCGATATACAAGCAAAGATAAATCAAATCATTGCAGAAAACTATTTACAATATGTAAATAGATAACAACCAGGAGTATATAATGACTATGTTAGCCAGTTTACTGTTGGGGCTGACGCTAGTCGTTACTCCAGCAATCGCACAGCAAGAAGAATACGAAATTAGTACCTTATTGTTGGCCCACGATTGTGCGCCAGCAGAAAGGATCATTCCCTTACTTAGAGAAGAATGGGGTGAACTTCCATTTGCACTAGGAACTGCTGTTGTTACATTAAAAGATGGACAACAAGCAATAGGAGTACTAATGATGAACGTCAATCCTTCTACGCTTAGTTATACAATTAATATACTGTTTCCAGATGATGATACGATGTGTATGTTAGTCAACGGTGAGGACTTTCAACCTGCTCAAAGTAGATCAGGTACTAGACTTTAATGGTTGACAAATAAGTTTTATAACATTATAATGTAAATTACTGCTATATCTGCAGAACTAAATATTTGAAGTAAAGAGGAGCCTATACCGTGGCCGACACGCTAGTATTAAATAGTGATGGACAACCTATTAGCCTACTGCCTCCTAGTACCATTAATTGGAAGGAAGCAGTTACTTACATCTGGCTAGATAAAGTTCATGTGCTTGAATGGTATGACGATTGGATCGTTAGCTCGTCTTCTTGGGAAACTCGTGTACCAGCAGTAATCATGCTCAAAGAAATGTATCGGCGGAAGCGGAACCCACGGTTCTCTCGTTATAACCTATACCTCCGCGACATGTTCACTTGTCAATACTGTATTAACACCCTCCCACAATCACAACTAACAATGGATCACGTACTTCCTTTAAGCAAGGGCGGTAAGACCAATTGGGAAAATATTGTTACAGCATGTCGTCCATGCAATGGCAAAAAGGGTAATGACGAGCGCATCAAACCAAAAGGAAAGCCGTACCAACCTGACTACTACGAACTTGCTAACAAGCGTAAACAGTTACAGTTTGAAATACGGCATCCTAGTTGGTCTAATTGGTTATCTTAACCAAGCAATCTTTTCACCTGCCTTAACCCTGCGCTCTTGTTCTTCAACAGAGCCAGGGTAACGCCAAGCCCAGATGGCGACCAGCGCCATAAAGCCTCCGCTCCATGCAGCAGCTTTGATATTCTCAGTAGTGAACCAAAGGAACGCAAGTGAGCTTGCCATTACAATTACCATTGCATATTTGCCTTTGGTAGGGAATACTTTCTTGTAGGTCCAGTTAGTTAAGAAACTGCCGAACCACGGATGATTGTATAACCAATTGTGCATACGTTCTGAGCTTTTTGAAAAAGCCCACGCTGCCAGTACTAGAAATATACTGAAAGGTATGCCTGGTACAACAAATCCTACGTAGGCCATGCCCACACAGAAAAAGCCTAGTGCCATGTATAGATATTTTTTAATCATTAAATACTCTCTCTAATGCGTCTACTAAATTATTCATCATTGCATCTGTATGAAACGGTGTAGGTGCAATGCGTAGGCGCTCTGTTCCCTCTGCGACTGTAGGGTAGTTAATAGGTTGAATATAGATACCATATTCATTTAGTAGAGTGTCGCTCATTGCCTTACACCTAAAGGCATCCCCTACCATTACTGGCACGATATGCGTACTGGCATTCTCGTGTATCTTCATGCCTCGCTCATGTAACATAAGCGATAGCGTATTAGCACGCTCTTGATGCTGTATCCTAAGTTCATTATGATCTCTAAGATATCTTACACTGGCAAGAGCACCAGCACAAGTAACAGGACTCATGCTGGTAGTAAAAATAAAGCCTGAAGCAACAGAGCGGATAGCATCGACAACATCCTTGTCCGCTGCAATGTATCCGCCCTGCACTCCAAAGGCCTTACCTAGCGTTCCGTTTACAATATCTACTCGATTTTGCAGGCCGAGTTTTTCAAGATAGCCTGCTCCCTGTTCCCCATATAAGCCTACGGCATGAACTTCATCGATATACGTTATTGCCCCATACTTCTCCGCTAGGTTGCAAATGTCTTGGATAGGGGAGACATCACCGTCCATGCTATACACAGACTCAAAGACGATACAAGGTGTACCGCCAACTTGGGCTACTTCTCTTAATTTATCCTCGAGATCACTCATATCATTGTGCCGCCATATGATCTTGTCAGCACCACTGTGTCTTATCCCCTGAATCATAGAGGCGTGATTTTCACTATCACTAACAAACACAATGTCGGGAATGATTTGTTTTAGAGCAATCAGTGTCCACTCATTTGCAACATACGCTGACGAGTAAAGAAGCGCACCTCCCTTGCTATGCAAAGACGCTAATTCTCCTTCCAGCGCAACGTGATAGTGTGATGTACCTCCAATATTGCGAGTACCACCACTACCAGCACCTGTTTGATCCAATGCTGTGTGCATTGCATCTATGACAACTTTATGTTGTCCCATTCCAAGATAGTCGTTGCTACACCAATTTACAATCTCTTTGATTGCATACTTGCTGTACCAAATAGCCTTTGGAAACTTTCCGCGCTCGCGCAATATATCATTGAAGACACGGTACTTGCCTTCCGCTTTAAGCTGTTCTAACTTATCTTGAAATGGTTTATTATCTATCATAATATTTTAAACTTTTTACTTTCATTAAAATGATTAAACGCGAGGTAGAATACACTATGATAAAACCCTTCTGCGTCTTCGCATTGTATATTAATCTTAGGACGCTTGTCACCTAATCTAATTGAGTCTCTATCAGGAAATGTCCACCCTATTGTTCCATTCGTAGTTAGTAAAGTTTTTACCAAACTATCTTTTTCTGCTTCGTAATCAAGCCGTACACTTGTTGGATGAAAATACCTTTTAAACTTTTCAGTACTTATCCCGTGATGATTTTGGTTATCGTATTCAAATATCTTTTCAGTAACAGGAGACATATTAAACGACACACTGTCTAGTATATCTATTTCTTCCTGTGTTTGATGCAAAGGTATAAGCAGAGATTTAATTGTTTTATCTTTTCTAAAGTAACTACCTAGTAATCTTCCTTGCCCGGGATGTGTAGTAATACTGTTGCCCCATGCACTAATTGTAATAGGATTTTCTTGCTCCGGTGCAACATGATAGAAATATAAAAATGTTCCGATAAAATGATTAGGTGGAGCATTTAAGAATAAATTCATCACATGCTCAGTCATACCAATGACTCTGTCATGCGAAAGGTTTAACTCGCCAAAGAACGCTTGTTTCTTATATCGCTTTATATTACCTTTAATTTCTTTATCCATGTAGCTATTTAACGATAAATAGAGTATAGGAGATACAAATGCGAGCACAAGATATTATTAGAGCTGTATTAGATTTAATTGATAAATCAGAGGAAGTTCCTGATGAAACAAGTGGAGCTGAAGATGGCGAGCCAATTGCGTCACGTTTTAAACAGATAATGGCAATGCTTAACAGTGACAGTACTGGTCCATATTCTAATACACCAAATGAAATTGTAGCAGATGTAGATGCAGTAACAACACTTGCAGGCGGCGGAGTCAATGGGCCTAAGCACTCTGCAGATATTAGAATAAAAGATCCTAGGGGTTACTAAGTGATTTCGTTTGATGTAGAAATGATAACAAAGGGTATCGGAGTAGTTACAGCTACCTTCGCTCTTATAGGTGGCGGCTATACTCTATGGGATAAACTTGAAAGCAAGGACATTCTTACCTGGGCACCAGAACACTTTGAAATAACTGACGGACCAAGAGACGGCACATTTGATGTTATCGTTGCTCGTGAAAAACACAGAGATGATTGTAGTGTTGAAGGTTTTACGCTTGAAGTCAAGGACAGCAAGTATATGGTGCATACAGCAAGTCCGGGCTTGACTAAGTTCTCAGGACCTGCTAGTGATAAAATTGACAAGTTTGGATTTACATTTACAATTGATGAAGAACATCAACACATGCTTCCTACAGGAACGGCAACATTACTTGCAAGAATTGATTATGAGTGTCCAGAAGGACCTGTGGTTGTAAGTTACCCAGATCACGAAAATTTACAGTTTGAAATAACCAAGGAATAGACAATGGCAGCTAACGGCATATCAACACTAGCAAACAAAAAACTAAGACAGATTGCAAAACTAGAACAAGCAAAAGCAGATCGTGCGGCTCGCAATGCTATAGAGCCAGGACGTTATGCTGTTACAGATTATGAAATACTTGAACTACCTACACAATACGAAGCAGACAATAGTGTAACTGACAATCCTAATGATGGCGGATTGTTGGTAGGCCGTCCTTGGAGCTCATTTGTTAGTGCCGTTGATGCAAGTAGTCTTACACTTGCCGCAGGTGTATATGAAAGAACATACAACGATTACTTTGGACAGCTAGGCTCAGGGCCATTTGACGATCAACCTACCTACACCACAACTATTGTAAATGGCGGCGCAACTATCACAGCACAAAGTGCTAAGACAAGCATCAGCAGACTAGGCACTGTAGCAGAAAGCACAAGTTATACAGCATACGGATACTTCCTAGCACCAGCAACAGGACAGTTTACATTCTACATCAACTCAGACGATGCAAGTTATTTGTTCATGGGTGACGGTGCAGACATTGCTAACAACATTGACCTAGACAATGCTACAGTTGATAACGGCGGACGTCACGCTGCTACAGAACGTAGTGGCACATTCAATCTTGTAAGCGGCGAGTATTACAAAGTGTTTGCAGTGTTCGGTAATGACACAGGACCTGGTACAGCAGTGTTTAGTTACGAAGGACCTAGTATTGCTAAGACTAGCGACTTCACAGGCAGACTGTTCTATAACACAGCGACTAACGGACACTAATAGATGGCAAGTAATGACAAGCACATAGATTGGCACAGTGCCGTTGCTCTAGGCAAAAGCGGAGGCAACAGTGTCCGCAACATCTTTGGATACAATGCAGCTATCCCTGCTACCTTTACACCAGCCTGGGAACTGGCAGAACAATATCCTTATCCTACAGCAGCAATCACAATGACCCTGCGATGGGATACAGCAGATGCAGACTACACTGTTCTTATCAAAGGGCTTGATGCAAACTACGATGAGATACAGGAAACCATCACACTCACAGCAACGCCTGTTACACAGACCACACAGAACCAATACCTAAGAATAAATGACTTGATTGTTGTAGGGAATAACAATGGCGGCTTTGGATCACCTACCAACAACATCAACCTAACCAACGCAGACAACACCGCTACCTATGCTCGTATAGACGCAGGCACAGGCAAAAGTCAAGCAAGTATCTACACCGTGCCCAGAGGCTATCAGTTTGCTCTGCTACGTATATCAGCGTTCTGTGCTTCAGCCTCGCTCAACAACAGAACACTGGGTTTCCGCAACGTGGCAAGACTCAAGACAGGAGTGATACTTCGTGTTGCTCAAACAGAGTTCTTAGAGCAGATGATCATTGACAGACAGTTACCGTTTGTGTATGATGAATGTACGGACATTGAGTTTCAACTAAAAGGATCATCGGGCACACAGTTTGTTGGTGTGTTTGGAGAAGGCATCCTACACGAGAAAGACCGTCAAACCCAACTTAATAATTACAGTCCTTAAAAGATTAAGCCCGGAACATTATTTCTAATGCCCGGGCTTGCTTTTACTATAATTTATTACAAAGGGCTATGCCCTGATTATACTAATTTACTATTAATAATTTATTTATTACCATTTACGAACGCATAGAACTTGTTAGCAGCGTCTAGTACTGCTTCTGCTCCAGGCACCACAGGCATTTCTACCTTGGTAACAACTTCCCCGTCCTCTTTAGTAACAGCTAATTCATAACCAGCAAATTTGGCATGATAATCCTGCCACGCTTGGTTCTGAGCCATTTCTAATACTTTGGTACGAATTTCATATCCGTTTTTATTTGTTGTGACTTTTGGCATTGCTTGCTTGAACATGTCTGCAATCTCTTGCGTCTGCTTCAAGATAGTTTCGCCGTATGTTGTTTCTACTTTTGACATAATTTTTTCTCCTGTGTATGTGTGTAGTTGCTACATTTATTAATATAGCAAAGTATTTAGTCTTTGTCAACCTATTAGAGTTGACTAATTGAATCAAAAACTACTGTCATAGCTGCAACAGCAATAAAGCCCATTGTGATTGCATCACATAGTTCTCCATCACAGCCAGTCAACTTTTCAATTAAGTTTTTCATATACCAGTTCTCCTGTGTATGTGTGTAACTGCTATTACTAAAGTTATGTACTAAATGTTAGGCTTTCGAATACATTTCGTGCTTGTAGTCACTAATGCGTTGTGCTTCTTTGTACATGCCTTTAGAACGTAGTTGTTGAATAGCCATGCAGTATGAACGGTATTCCATTGCTTTCATAAATCTAGTCCACATTGTTATACTCCTTGAGCATGAGTGCTTTAGCTTCTTCATGATAGCCTTGGCGTGATAGTTCAGCAGCAGCTCTTGCACGACCTGCTGATTCGCCAAATGCCATGATGCCCATAAGCACAGTCATTAAGACTTTGCCTACTGTCTTGAACATCTTTGGTAGTGGGTTTTTGAAAGTTGGTTGTCTAAGTGCTACAGCCATTACACCCACCCCTTGAGATTAGTGTTGGTGTCGATTGCACTTCTGCGAACACGCTCTAACGTATCATCACCAGTTGCAACACCGTAGATGTCGCCGCGAGCAATACCAATATCGTTTAATTCGTAGTCCGATAGTTGATGAAGTTCTTTGATTGTTTGTCTAATTTTTGCATTGTGGATGCGTTTTGCGTTTAGTTCTTTGAGCCAGGCCGCTACTCCTGTAAAGCCAAATGTATTGGCAGTATTCATCATAAGTGTAGTCATGCTACATTCTCCTTTTATGTGTATAAGTGTGTGTGATTTCTAAGGTTCGTCACGTACCCCGGTCTCTTCCGGCGTCACCTTTGTATGGCATAGGACATGCCCTTCTTTTTTTACAAGCCGAAGTCGCTTATCAGTATTAACCATTACTGGTTTCTACTAACATCTTTATTTACCTTATTATACTTTAGTAGTTGACAAAAAGCAATGGTTATATGCACATACCCGTCATGTTATTTTTGCATGGGTGTCATTAGTTTTTTTAATGCACCTAATCGTTTCTCTTGACATAACACTTGATGAATGTATAATTACAGTATGAAGATTACAATCGCAGGCTATGGCTTTGTTGGCAAAGCTCATGAAGCAGTATTAAAAGACAAGCATGATATTACTATCGTTGACCCAGCGTTCAACAGTACGGTCATTCCTAAAGATACAGATGCAGTTATTATCTGTGTGAGTACACCTCCACATGATACAGGCGCATGTAACATTAATAATGTATATGAAGTTATTGAAGCAAGCCCAAATGTTCCTATCCTAATCAAAAGCACAATTAGTGTAGAAGGATGGGACATGCTGGTAGATGCATTTCCTAACCGTCGAATAGCATTTTCACCAGAGTTCCTTAGAGCAGAAAGTGCAGTAGAAGATTTGCAGAACATGAAGCTAATGCTCATTGGCGGAACTTCGTGTACAGGCTGGCGTGATGTATTCAATGTAAGCGTAGAAATTGCAGATGCTCGTGAACTTATCCTAGCCAAGTATGCTCGCAACAGTTTCCTTGCACTGAAGGTTGCGTTCTTTAATCAGATGTATGACTTATGTGATGCACTAGACATTGAGTATGCAGCAGTTGCACATTATACAACAATGGATCCTCGCATTGGAGACAGTCATAGTTTTATTACAGAAGAGAGAGGCTATGGCGGACATTGCTTTCCTAAAGATACAGCAGCACTCATTCGAACTGCGGCTCGTGAAAACGTTGACCTATCTATTCTTAAAGAAGCATCTATCTATAATGCAAAAATACGCAGATAAATAGTAGCATAATAAGGAGACATTATGGGAATTTTTAGTGGAGTTGCAAGTGCTGCATCTTGGTCGTTAGAGAAGTTAGGGTTTACATGGGTAACAGGTGGCGCAACTGCTACGCAGACATTAACACCTACTTCTGATATAACAGTTAGTATTAACGTACCTGAGATGTATCCGGCACTAACTCCGACGCCTGCACTACCATTTCCAGCTAATCATCAAGGTTCCTTTACATTAAAAGTTCCTGATCACTCTGAAATATTAGGAACACTTGCTAAAAATATGGCTGAAAATGCTTTTAATTTAGTAGAACTAGCAGTAGCAGTGCAACAGATTGTAGACCCACAAGGCGGAATAAGGATTAAAGATCAATTAGATCCATATCATTACGAAGTTATTAAAAATGCACTAGAAGAAAATGGAGAAACAGTTCCTCCAGTAAAAGAACCAAACGCAACTGAGTTGTCTAAGCTAGGCGGCGCAATGACAGAAACAGGAATACTGTCAAACTTAACAACAGTAGCAGATGCACTAGGTGCAGTAAGTCCATTAGTTGAAACATACACTACATTACCAACAAACAAATTTGGATTGAATCCTCCAAATCCCGATAAGGTTAGTGCAGGTGCGTTTGGACCTCCAGCAATACCGCCATTGAACAATGGTGTGCCTACAGGAATATTTCCGCCTACAGGAACTCCTGGCGTACTTGGAGATATGACAGTAGCAGTAGATGGACACTTTCCTGATTATTCGCTTCAATATGCTGTCATGTCAAGCTCGTTGGCAATACAAGGCTTTATTATGAAATTTGTTGTTACAAACTTAAGAAATGCAATTGACACAGATTCAAAAGCATTAGTACTTAAAACTTTGCTAGGCGAATTTAGTAAAGATGTAAGTGACAATGCAATTAAAGCTACAGGCGATGAACCACCTCAATGGACTGAGCCAACTGGACAATCGGGGCTTGCAGGATAATGGCTAAAGTAGCACGAAAAGAAAAAGACATTGCAATTGGTCTTGTAAGAACTGGCAGAACATCCGTGTTAGTAAATGATGCTCCAATAGCAACTGAAGGGGATTTGATTAACCCTCATATTCCTGGAGGTGAACATACTGCGTCAGTTATTGTAGGCTATTGGGATAATGTATTTGCAGAGAATAGGCCTGTAGCACGTAAAAACGATGCTACAAGTTGTGGCCATCCTATTCAAACTGGTTCGAGTAACGTCTTTGTAGGAACAGACGACAACGGTTAACGTTGACTATTTTCTTTACCGCTTGCGTACATTTCTAAATTAGCAATATAAAAGTTCATGCCGTGATCGCTGAAGTTATCAATGCTGCCAGCTTTTAGGCCCATCCACATGCCACGCATACGATCTTTGAAACGCTGCCAACCCGTAGGCTTACGAACATTACCAAAAGCGTTCATGTAGTGTTCTTCACCGTGATGTACATAACCCATGATAGACAATGGTACACGAGTAACAATGTCATTGTTGTTTACCCAGCGGTGATGTACAACACCTAGACTTTTCACATACTTACTCCAGCCCACTCTAGGTGATCCGTATGTGTAAAGTTCTTGTGGGTTAGGTACACTAGCATAATAGAAGCAACGACTTGCCATAATAGTTGCCATCGCTGCACCCAAACTATGTCCACAGAACCAAACTTTCTTGTCTCTGTTTGCTGTTCGAACCATATCGTCGCACACCATAGGCCATAACTCGTCTACTTCTGCTTTAAACCCTTTGTGTACTCTGCTTACTGTTTCTGCTACTACAGGTACAGCATTTAGGTCTGCCTTGATGTCATTAAACTCGCTTGGTTGTGTTCCTCGACATGCAATAACAAGATCGTCTTTGTTCATAAAGCGATATGCTTGCGCTCCGTCTTTGTTATAAAACTCAACAGTTGTAAAGCCTAACCTTTTTACTTGCTTTTTTACTTCTTTGATGTTATCATCATAAGCTATACTTGCAAGATTAGCAAATAATAATGACCTCTCAGGAAAAGATAGTTTTGAAATACTCATTATGCCCTCCAATGTGTTACTTCAATTGCACACGTATTTATAGTTTAGAGAAACTAAATACATTAACGGAGTATTACAGATGAAAAAACGCACCAGAAGTATACTAGAAGAGTTAAACAATCTAGATAGAGCTAGAAGCAATGATCATTTGATTGAAGCATCTGGTAGTAATATAATTGAAAGCGCAATTAATTTGCTCAATAGAATATCTAAAACATATGATGAAAATACTGCTGGGGAGCTAGAACGTCGATTCATTAATAGTATAAAGTCAGGTGATCCTCAAAAATTTAAAAGAGGTCTAAAAAAAGTTATAGAGAGTAAAAGTAATGACAATGATTCTTAAAGAAGGCGGCAACGTATTTAAACAGCCTGACGCAACACCAATTACACAACGTATTGCTACAGCTGATGTGCAACCAACAATAGATTGGCTCAATGCTACGTTCGGCTTTAAGTTTGTCGACGAAGACATGCTCGGAACAACTGGTAAGAAAAATAAACCAGATGGTACATTTGAAGAAAATTCATCAGGTGATATAGATTTAAACGTTGACGAACGAGAGTTGCCTAAAGAAGAAATAATTGCAAAACTTTCTGCGTGGTGTCAACAGCAAGGCATACCTGATTTAGAAATTATGAACAAGGGCAGAACCTTTACAGGAGGTTGGGTAGCAAACGCAGGACTTCAAGTACATTTCCGTACTCCAATCAGAGGCGATGTTAACAACGGCTTTGTTCAAACAGACTTTATGCTTACAGACAATCCTGCTCTACAGCGTGGCGCCAAGCGCGGCGGTACAGAAACCTTTACTGGTGCTGATAGAGCTGTACTACTTTCTAGTCTTGCAAGAGGTAGAGGATACAAGTTTAGCCCAACAAAGGGTGTAGTTGATCCTAACAATGGTGATGCTGTCGTTGCAAATGACTGGGACCAAATTGCAGAGATACTACTAGGCAAGGGTGCTAGAGAAGCTGACACACATACTGTCGAGCAGATGCTCGCAAAACTAAAAGGCGATCCAAACTACGAACAGCTTATTGGTCCATGGAAAGAGAACATGATAAAGGCTGGTAAGGAAGTACCTGAATCACAAGTTGAATCGCTAGCAGATAAACAACTTCGCAGAATTAGAGAACTAAGCGGCGCACCTAGTGTAGTAATGTCGTCAGGAGCATTTAACAGATGAGATATAGCGATATTAAATTAGTAGAAAGTCGTGTCTTTCTAAAAGAAGCTGCCCGTATTCAACACGCAGAAGATATTATCTTTTGGGAAGGTAGTCGCGGCGCTATGCGAGCACTAGAAGCCCTTAAGAGCATGGAGCAAGGATCACATAAAGATGTTACACTTAAATGGGACGGTTCTCCCGCTATCATTTTTGGTCGCGACGAGAATGGAGAGTTTGTTCTTACAGACAAAAGTGGATTTACCGCAAAAGGCTACGATGGAAGATCTAAAAGCCCTGAAGACTTGGAACAGATGTTCCTCAACAGAAGCGGCGGAAAGAACAGAGAGAATCCTGGATATGTAGCGTTCGCAGCTAACATGAAAGATATTTTTAATGAGTACGAACGAGCAGTGCCAAAAGACTTCCGTGGATACTTTAAGGGCGACCTATTGTACTATAACACACCTGAAAAGCGTGATGGCAACTATGTATTCAAGCCTAATATCGTAGAATATGCAGTTGATGTAAACAGTGAATTAGGTAAGCGTATTGGTAGATCAAGAACAGGTGTTGTTATACACAGAGTGATAGATGAAACTGGTGCAGAGCATCCATTACAGAATGCAGATATATTTCAAGGAACTGACGTACTAGTTGTTCCTCCAGTTAGTGTAGAGCGTCCTGCTGAAGTAGATAATCAAGAAATTGTACAACTAGAAAAGATTATTAAAGAAAATTCAGCCGGGATTGATGAACTGTTAAATACAGAAGCATTGAAACAAATGAAGATTAGTGACTTTGCAAACGTATTGTATACATATACAAACAGCAAAGTAGATACCGGATTAGAAAATTTAGGTGCTGACTTTGCAAAGTGGTTAGAAAGTAAAAAACAAATTAGTGATCGAAAAAAATCAACAATACTTGAATATGTTAATCAACACAGAGATGCATTTAATGCATTATGGAAAACCGTAACAGCATTAATGAAAGTAAAAGATAGTATCATTAAACAGTTTGACTCGCATGACCAATCAGTAAAGTCAAATATTCCGGGTTACGGTGAAGGTGGTGAAGGATATGTATTAGCACATCCTGAAGGTGATATTAAGCTAGTACCAAGAGAATTCTTTACTAAAGCAAACAGAGCAGTACAACGATAAGGAGCAATCAATGAAAGATTATATGAAAGAGTTTGAAGCACATTTAAACAAAATTACTGAAAGTGTGTTAGACGACGAAGTACAAGAAGCTGGCATGGAGATGACTAGTCAGCAACGTAAATTAGCACAATATGGCAGAATCCTAATGGATCAAGCAGCTACTACGAAAGACGATGAGCTTTCAAATGTAATGGCAAAGGTAGGTAATGAACTTACTAACTTTGGTTCATCATTTGGTGCAAGAAACTTAGAAGAACTTATTAAGAAGACCGGCACTACTCCTAACGTAATTAAAAAGTTACTAGCATATGCTGAAGGCATTGCAGCAACCCAAAACACATTAGCTACTGACCAAGATCAAGGTGGCCTAGATGACGAAGGTGACGACGAGTTTACACAAGCATCTGATGATGAAATGGCAGCAATGGCAGATCGTGCAGCAAGGGCAAGAAGATAAATGAATTTTATTAAAGATATGTACAAGGATGGTCTAGTTGAAAGCAAATTAGATGAAGATGCTTGGGCTGATATTCGCGGACGCAGAATAGAACGCTTATCAAAAGAAAAAAGAGTAGCACTTTACGCATATCTTGTTGGCCTAGAAAATGCAATGCGAGCAACTAAATTTGTTGAGCATGTAGAAGAAGGCAGAACTCCGCCTAGTCAATATGTAAAAGGCTATGCTCCAATCGTTGAAATGATAGATGATATCGTTGCAGGCGGAACTGCATACATACAGCAGCTAAGACAACTACACAAACGAGCTAAAAAAGCCGGTAAATAGCAGTTTTTTTATCAAAATGGTAAATACTTATAACAACTTCGTGGAGCACGGAGATGTGTCATTAGATTAAAGGAGAATAAAAATGGCAGGACCAGGATTTGGCGCAATTGCAGGCGTCGACAATTATAACGTAAAAGCAGGTAACGGCTTAGGCCCACGTACACGTATCATTAGTCTATCAAACACTGATATGACTCAAGCAGAACTAGATGCAATGATCGGTCTACTAACAGTAGGCGGAACATCAGGTACTGATGATGCAGTTTCAGTTGCAGGTATTACTGCATTTGAAGCTGGTGTAACTGATGTTGTACACGTTGCAGTACAAGGTACTGGTGTACTAACAGCTGGCGCTGACTACCGCGGCCAGACTGGAACTACTATGGCAGTAGTTGCAGACTTCGCAGACTAATTCCTTACTACCTTAGGAACCGTGATGTTATAACAGGCGTCACACTAAAGCACCACTTTTATAGTGGTGCTTTTTTTATGACTGTAAATACAGTATGAGATTTGAAATTAAAACACTAGTTGACGTAACTGAAACTAATGCTCGTAAAGGGCAAGACAAGAAGTTAGTAAA